ATTATCCCAGTCGCCCCAGCTGACCTTCCGGCCGGCATTGCCCCGGACGCCCAGGCGGCCCTCCAGAGGGCGGCGGAAGAGATGTATGCGCCGGGGGAGACGGATACGCGGGCAGAAACCCCCGCCTCCACAGGGGAGGCGGGAGGGAAAAGCGGGTCTAATAGAGATACATATACAGTCATCAACCGACTCAAAGAGAGTATCCCTGAGCTTGAGCAGGAACAACCGGTGGCACAGGTTTCCCTGGCGGAAATTGAGGCCGCAAGCGGGGAAAATATGGCCGAACGGGCAAGAAAACTTTTTGAAAAAATCAAAGGGGTCGTCACGAGACAAGGTTTTGGAGAGGTTGAGATCAACAGCCGCTCTGTCAAAGATGATTTAAGTCATGGTGTTGGCTTGGCAAAAGCGGCAGTGGTCCCGGCGATCCCCAGTATAATCCGAGAGGGCAGGCAAATTGATTTTCAACAAAACTGGAAAGGCCGGGCTTATGACGGGTATGTTTTTGCAGCGCCGGTCACGATGGATGGAGAAACTGTCTATGTGGCGGCAGTCGTAAAAAAGAGCAGTAAAAACCGCTTCTATTTACATGAAGTGGTAGATTCCAATGGGAACATATTAAAAATGAACAGTGGAGAAGGGGCCACTCAAACCAGCCTTGCCACCAATGGTGACGCTGGGACCCGATCTCCGCTGCTCTCTCCCACCATAGCACAGACTGGCGATGGCGTCAAGGGGGAGACAGGGGGAGTACAGGCGGCATTAGAGCAAGCGTTCAGCACCCTGGGGGAGCAGGGCAGGGAGCAGGGCATGGCGTTCTTTGACGCTGAGAGCCAGGACCCGGCCAGCTATTACGGCGGTTTTGCGGCCTGCTACCAGGCGGGGCTGACGGGACAGGAGCTGGGGAAGGTCACGAGTCCATATGCCGGGGCGCTGAACAGTGCCCAGAAGCAGGCGGCCTACCTGGCGGGGCAGATGGATGCAAAGGCCGAATTGACCGCCGGGCAGGAGGCGGCGCAGTTTACCCGGAGTGCGGGGGAGGGCAGCGGGCTGGTATACGACGAATTTGTACGACAGGCTGTAGAGAGCGGGCGGAAGGTAAATGGGAAAACCTATATCAGCAAGGAGACCTGCCGGCGGATGAACGCCCTGGCAAAAGCCCTTGGAGTGCGGGTCCGATTTGTGGACAGCGTGCTGGGGGGAAAGGCCAACGCCGAGATCAACATACCGGGCAGCGGCCATGAGGTGTTGATTGAGAAAAACAATCCCAACCCTATCCGTGCCTTGCTGGGCCATGAGCTGACCCACCGAATCCAGCAGTTGGACCCGGCGGGGTACCGGGTCTTCCGGGACTATGTGGGGCAGCTTGAGGAGACCGCCGCCAGGGTGGAACACATACTGAATCTCTATTCCAAACACAATGTGGAGTTAAGCTATGAGGGGGCCTTGGATGAGGCAGCGGCAGACTATGCAGGGGAGCTTTTTGAAAGCAGCGAGATATTAGACCGGTTTATCCGGGAGAATCTGGAGCATAGGAGCCTGTTAGAGAAGGTGCGGGATTTCTTTCGGGATCTGGCCGCAAAGCTTACCGGGAAGGAAAAGAAGCAGGAGACGCAGGCGGAGGAGAAGCTGACGGCGGCCCTGGAGGCGGCAGTGAGGCAGGCCCGGGAGACAGGGGATGGCAAAAGCACCACCACAGAGGGCGATGGGGCACAATTCTCCATCAAGTATGATCAGAACAACAACCCCTATGTGGTTATCGAAACGGATATTTTGGAGGGGGTTCCGCAGGAACGATGGGTACCAGAAGTCAGGAAAAACCTAAAGGCCAGATTTCCAAAAGGTATTGAGGTCAGCGGAAGAAATATTAAAATTAATGCTCAAACTACATCTGAAATCACAAGCTCAGAATACTCTAAGTGGTTAAGAGATAATTCACCGGAGATTTATGCGGATAAATTCCGGGCAACAGATAGCGTGGATGAGATTTTGCTTGCGTCACGTGATTATGTAGGCGAAGGACAAAAGCACCCAAGAAAAGATAATATAACAGAGTTTGCGCGGGGAACAGTGCAGATGAGGATTGGAGAGAATGATTATACAGCTGATGTTGTCGTGGCGGTAACCAAAAGCGGAAGCATGGTGCTCTATGATTTGGTCAATATTCTTCCGACAGAGATAGACGCAAAAAAACAGATCCAGGCAGCCGCTACCCCCATGAATGGGTTAAGCGACAGAACGCCCGAATCTGTTTCGAATGATAGTATATCCCGGGACGGCGGGGAAGTCAATGGGAAGTTCTCCCTGAAGGACCCAACGGACTATGAAGCGGAGGTAAAACGGATCAAACGGCAGGCGCAGCGCTTGCAAGGCAAGGGTGGCGGTGATACAATGGGGAAAACTTCCCTGAAATCCTTGACAGAAGCGGAGTGGGGCGCACTTCTACAATATAAGAGCAGCGAGAGCTACAAAGTAAACGAGAAGCTGCGGGACGGCATCGCCCTGACTGAGGTGGAACAGACCATGGTGGACGAACTGGACTGTGCCTTGGAAAAACTTCCCGTACACGAAGGGACAGTCTGCCGTCGGTTGTCCTTTGAGCTGAAGGGGCGGGAGGCGCTGGACATCTTCCTGTCGGAGCACGCAGCGGGAAGTATTGTGCCGTATAAAGCATATACATCCAGCTCTGCTACCATTGACGGATACACCGTGAGCGGCAAACTGATCGTTACGCAGATTATTTCCGGCAAAACCGGCAGGGACATGGCCGGTATTGGAAACAACAATGAGAGCGAGATCCTGTTTGCCCGAAACACCCGTTTCTATGTTGAGAAAATCGAAATGGATGCAGATGGGAACCCGATTATTTACATGGAGGAGGTTGCAAAACATGGCGCTGGACAACTTTATTCCGAAGAACGCCTGCAAGCAATGCAACAAATGCAAACACCTGCAGGCGAAAACGGCGAGCTGCAAACGATACCCGGATTGGATACCAGACAAGGTGCTGACCGGGGAGGGGTGCCCGGAGTTCGAGAAGAAGGAGACGAAGGAGTAAAACTCTCCCTGAAGGACCCAACGGACTATGAAGCGGAGGTAAAACGGATCAAACGGCAGGCGCAGAAGGAGAGCTGGAGCAATGAAAGGTTTCGGAAAGAGTTACAAAATGCGGTGAACAGGGCCTATCAGGAGCTGACTGACATTTACGGGGCTGCCCCCGCCGGGGAAAAGCCCGCCCGGGTGGTACGGGTGCCCCGGAAGACATCAGACACGGAGAAGGTCTCCCGGACGGTGCGGACCATCTTAGAGGCCAAGGTCACGCCGGAGGAGGTGCTGCCCAAGCTCCAGGAGCTGGTGGCAAGGGGAGAGTTTTCCTATGAGACGGTGACGGACCGGGAAGCCCTGGAGCGGGCGGAGAGCACCATTACAGAGAAAAACTGGGGCCTTGCCCTGGCGGAGTGGAAGAAGGATATGGAAGCCGGGAAGGTGAGCAAGGATAACACGGCGCTGGGCTGGGCCCTGTACAACAACGCGGCCAACAGCGGCAACCTGGATCTGGCCATGGATGTACTCACCCAGATGGTCCAGAGCCAGCGCAGCGCCGCCCAGGCCCTCCAGGCTACCCGCATCCTCAAGAAGCTGTCCCCGGAGGGGCAGCTCTACGGCGCGGTAAAGAGCGTGGAGAGCTTACAGAAGGAGCTGAATGAACGTTACGGGGAGAAAAACACCTCAGAGCTGGTGATCGACGAAGAGCTGGGCAGGCGGCTTTTGGAGGCCAAAACCCAGCAGGAGCGGGAGCAGGCGCTGGCGGAGATCTACCGGGACATTGGGCGCCAGATGCCCGCCCGGTTCCGGGACAAGTGGAACGCCTGGCGGTACTTGTCCATGCTGGGCAATCCCCGGACCCATGTACGCAACATCATGGGCAACGCAGGCTTTGCACCGCTGGTCCTGGCCAAGGACCTGACGGCCACGGCCATTGAGAAGGCGGTGAGCGCCCTTTCCGGCGAAAGGCTGGAGCGGAGCAAGGCGCTGGTGGGCCTGGGGAAAGAGGGCCGGGGCCTTTTGACGGCGGCCTGGACGGACTACGACAATGTGGCGCAGGAGGCCCTGGGCAGCGGGAAGTACAGTGATCTCCAGAACGCAAACAGGTACATTGAGGAGGGCCGGGTGATCTTCAAGGGGAAGAATCCGGCCAGCAGAGGGATGGAAGCAGCCCGGAAGGCCAACAGCAAGGCTCTGGACGTGGAGGACGCCTGGTTCTCCCGGCCCCACTACGCCTACGCCCTGGCCCAGTTCTGCGCCGCCCGCAAGATCACGGCGGCGGAGATCCGGAAGGGAAATCCCCAGGTGCTGGAGGCCGCCCGAAGCTATGCCGTCAAAGAGGCCCAGAAGGCTACATACCGGGACACCAACGCCCTGTCTCAGACGGTAAGCCGGCTGGGCCGGGACATGACGGGGGGCAAAAATCCGGTGAGCAAGGGGCTGGGTACTGTGATGGAGGGTATCCTGCCCTTCCGAAAGACACCGGCCAACATTCTGGCCCGTGGCCTGGAATATAGCCCGCTGGGGTTGGTGAAGAGCCTCAGCTATGACCTGCTTCAGGTTCAAAAGGGCGGCATGACAGGGGCGGAGATGATCGACAACCTCTCCGCCGGACTGACGGGCACGGGACTCTTGCTTTTTGGGCTTTTCCTAGCGGCCCAGGGGCTGGTCCGGGGCCGCGGGGAAGGGGATGACAAGGAGCGGGAGCTGGCCCGGCTCCAGGGGCGCCAGAGCTATGCGCTGGAGCTGCCCGATGGGAAAAGCATCACGCTGGACTGGCTGGCTCCGGAGGCCCTGCCCTTCTTTGTGGGGGTCAACCTATGGGAGCAGGCCCAGGACGGGGACGGGAAGATGACCCTCTCCCAGATGCTGGAGGCCATTGCCAACGTGACCGAGCCTATGCTGGAGATGAGCTGCCTACAGAGTGTGAACGATGCGCTCCAGGCGGGGTCAAACGCATATGCAAGGGATGGAAGCGTCCTTTCCAGCGTTCTGGCTGGGGCGGCCGCCAGCTATTTGACCCAGGGGCTGCCCACCCTGTTTGGGCAGCTGGAGCGGATGAGTGAGCAGGAGCGGGAGAGCACCTATACCCAGAAGGACGCCTTTTTGACCCCGGATATGCAGTACACCCTGGGGAAGGTCAGCGGAAAGGTTCCGGGGTGGGAGTATCAGCAGATCCCCTACATTGACGCCTGGGGCCGCCGGGAGAGCAGCGGCAGCGTGGGACAGCGTGCCTTCAACAACCTGCTGAATCCGGCCTATCTCTCCCAGGTGGAGGGCAGTGCAATGGAGGAGGAGCTTTTGCGGCTCTACCGGTCCACGGGAGAGGCGGGGGTGCTGCCCCAAAGGGCGGGGAAGTTTTTCCAGGTGGAGGGAAACAACAGGTACCTGACAGCCCAGGAGTATGTCACATACGCCCAGGACAGCGGCCAGAAGGCATTTCAACTGGCGACGGCCCTGACGCAGAGTCCGGTCTATGCCGGGATGGAGGACGGGGCGCGGGTAGAGTGCCTGGAGGACGCCTACACCTACGCAAGGCAAACGGCGAGACATTCCATTGACGGCAGGGCCGGGATGGACGCCTGGGTGGTCAAGGCCCAGGAGGCGGAGAAACGCCATCATATCCCGGTGGAGACCTATATTCTGGTGCGCAATTCCACCCAGGACATCTCCAGGCTGAGGGATGAAAATGGACAGAGTATCCCCAACAGCAGGGGGCTTCTCATCATGGAGGAGGTCTACCAGGTGAAGGGGCTGAACGATGAACAGAGAAGCTACCTCTTTGAGGCCCTTGGTGTGGGAAAGTCTGTGCTCCACTACAACAGGGCGGCGGTGGAGCAGGCGCTGGAGAAGATGAGGCGGCAGGGGAGAGGATGACCTGCCGGGAGAAAGAGAAAAAGAGGGCCGGGAGTATTCCCGGCCCTCTTTTTGTGTGGTATGCTATTTTGATGAGGTTTATACGTTCATGAGAAGGACGCTGAAATAATTGTCCTCCGTCCAGTACATGGCGACGGTGATCCCGCTGATTTTGGAGGAATAATAGACCACGTCATTTTCCGATGAGTCATACTCAAAGCCGTAAAAGTTTAGAAGGTCAAAGTAGTCCTCAAAGCAGTTGCCGTCGGGGTCATAGTCAAATTTCAGCGGGTCATAGGTATATGCGACGCTGTCCCTCGTGGTCAGAGGATAGACATCCACCAAGGCATTGGGTCCCACGATATTTTCAAAGGAGGGCACGGAGAAATCAGCATAGCAGTCGTGAATGGCATAATCTGCCCAAGGATCTTCCGGGGAGGTGAGGATGACGGTATTGGTGTGGCCGTCCCAGTCAACGCCCAGGCCCAGGGCCTGACCCACTGCCCGGACGGGGAGGTAGGTGGTGCCGTCAATGATGAAGGGTTCTACCGTTTGTCCAGCGGCATCCTTGGGGATGAGGGGCTGGCCGTCCAGGGTGATCCGGATGCTGTTGTAGTTGAGGGTGGCCTGCTTTTGGTAGGCGGCATAGGCAGAGCCGGCTGTGCCAAACAGCAGCGCCATGGTGAGCATTCCTGCAAGGAACCTGGATCTCTTTTTCATGGTTCTGACTCCTTTTTTAAAATTTTTTACTGGGGATGAGAGTAATGGGGCGGCGAACTGGCGCTGGAGAGAAATATCAATTTTAGTATAGGTTGGAAGAAATGAAAAGTCAATTTGATTTTCTCCCGCTGGAAATTTTCTCTGCTTTGCTGACGCAATTTTTGGGGAGGGCTGGTATGCTTGAGGGAGAATACATATGGGGGTGAGAGGAAGTGTGAGTGACCCCGTAATTGTGGCCCTTATTGGGTTATTAGGGTCCTGTATCGGTTCTATCATCGGCGTTCTGGCAAGCTCGAAGCTGACCCAATACCGGATCGAGCAGCTGGAGAAGAAGGTGGACAAGCACAACAACATCATTGAGCGGACTTTTCAGCTGGAAAAGGACGTGGAGCTGATCAGCGTCCGGCTGGAGGGGGCGGAACAGCTATTGAATGAAAAGGTGAAGGTGGCCAACCACCGGCTGGGGGATTTGGAAGAGTTCCACAAGTCGGGCTGAGGAGGAAAAACAGGATGAGAGACATTGACCACTAAAAGAAAGGGGAAAGACAGCATGACAGAGCGGCTGGCGCGGCTGATCGACGTGAAAAGCCTGGTGACGCTGGTGCTGACCGGGGTCTTCGCGGCCCTGTCGGTCCGGGGGACGGTGCCCACCGAGTTCATCACCATCTACACCGTCATCATCGGCTTCTATTTTGGCACCCAGACGGCCAAGCGGGAGGGCTAAGATGGGGATTTTGGACAGTGTGATCACAATGCCCTGCCGCCGGGAAAACCGGGGCGGCCGGCGTTCGGCGGGGCAGATCAAGTACTTAGTGTACCACTACACGGGCAACGACGGGGACAAGGCCGCCAACAACGCCCGGTACTACCGGGACAACGTGGTGGGGGCGTCCGCCCACTACTTCGTGGACGACGACAGCGTGACCCGGAGCGTGGAGGATCTGGAGATCGCCTGGGCGGTGGGGGGCAAGAAGTGGGCGGACTGCCCCCGGACCGGCGGCGGGAAGCTATACGGGCTGGTGACCAACACCAACAGCCTGTCCATCGAGCTGTGCGACACCCGGCGGGATGGGACGCTGATGGCCACGGAGGCGACGCTAAAGCGGGGGCTGGAGCTGGGCCGGGCGCTGATGGCGAAGTACCAGATCCCGCTGGAGCGGGTGGTGCGGCACTTTGACGTGACGGGGAAGCACTGCCCGGCCTACTTTATGGAGGAGGAGAAATGGGCGGCGTTTAAGAGCCGGCTGGGAGGGGAGAAGATGGACAAGCAGACGGAGCCGGCGGCCTGGGCGGCAGCGGCCTGGGCCAAGGCGATGGCGAAGGGCGTGCTGGACGGCAGCCGCCCCGGTGACCCGGTGACTCGCCAGGAGCTGGCGGTGGTGCTGGAGAGGTGCGGGGTGCTGGGGTGAAAAAGGAGAGGCTGCACCGTCCTGGTGCAGCCTCTTTTTTTGTTAGCATTTTCGTTAGCATTTTTTGTTCCAAAAGGGCGTTTTTGCTCCCGGAAATAGAACATCAGTTTCAAATTTAGAATAAATAAGAATCCTGGAAAGCCCTTGGGAGCGTAAGAGAAATCCCGGAACTGTAATGGTTCCGGGATTTCTCTTTTTGGCGGAGAAGGAGGGATTTGAACCCTGGGGAAAATGCTTAAAACCGTTGCCGCGCAAGGGCGGTTATTGCTCGTTAGCATTCTTATTAGCATTTTTTTGAAAGAATCCGCTGAATGCGGCCTCATATCGGGTCATGTCGCTTTTGGCAATGTGAGTGTAAATCTTTCGCATGGTCTGGATATCGCTCCAGCCGCCGATCTCCATTGTGATCTTTTCGGGGACCCTGAGGTGGTAAGCAAGGCTGGCAAAGGAGTGGCGCAGGCCGTGGAGGCCAACAGGGGGGAGGTTATTCTCGCGGCAGATCTCCAGCACAGTGCGCTGGATGGTTTCTGGCCCGCAGGTGATGACTGGACCAGAGGGCTGCTTGGCGGATGCCAGGGCATCATAGAGTTGATCCATCAGGATGGGGACATATCGGGTAGAGGAGCGATTTTTGTTTTCTGGCTTTTGAACCAACTTGTGGGTGCGGTCTGGCACCACGGCACCCTTTACCAGGATCCGTCGATGGCTCAGGTCTACATTTTCCCAGCGCAGAGCCAGAAGCTCGCTGCGGCGCATACTGGATAGAGCGAGGAGAAGGGGAATCTCGTGCCGGCTGCCCCGCACGGCCTCCAAAAAAATATTGATTTGGTCAGCGTCCAGAAATGCCCGTTCATTGGGGATAACCTGAGGCATAGGGGTATCTGGAGCCTTTTGGCCGACAGTCTCATTGACCACGGACCGAATAAACCCCCAGGCGTTTTTCAGCGTCTTGGCAGAGCAGATGGCGGCCTCTGCATTACAGGCGGCAATATAGTCGTCTTCTGTGATGTCGGACAGGGAACGCCCCATGAGGCCCTTAAAACGGTTCCGCTTGATCCCTTCATAGCCCCTGATAGTGGAGGGGGAGATGACGTTTTCCCGGTCTTTGATATACTGGTCTATCGCTTCTCCCAGGGTGGGCAGCGGCGCACCTGCTTCCGGCGGCGGCTGGCGCTTCCCGGCCAGGTACTCCGCCTTGATGATCTGGGCCTGCTGGATGCAGGCTTTTTCCGTCCGGGCGGTGATGGGGATGCTCTCCCCGCCCAGGCGGAGCTGGATAAACCAGCGGCCAGTGGGGAGTTTCCGCGCTTTTGGGACCTTCAAAATTTTCTCCTTTCTCTTGCGGCCCCGCGCCCTTTATGGTACAATGGCCGCAAGGCGGTTATTGTACTTGAGTGTACTGGTGTACCACAACAGCCCTCCGGGCCTGTGGTACAATGAGGGCGCAATAGGGCCTTGATTTTGAAGGGTTAGGGTCATTGCATCTTCCGCTCCCGGTGCTGCAACACCGGGGGCGGTTTTTATATGGAAAAAGGCGGACAACCGAAGTTGCCCGCCTGCTGCTTGAATGAAAGAAGGTGGGGCGACACTCCCACATCTCCAACAAGGGTGACGGCTGCCCGTTCCGTCCTCATCTTTCATCCATTTAGTCTTATGTCTTTTGCAACTTCATTATACTTTGAAAAATGATCTTTTACATACCAGTCACATAGTAGATTACCATTAAGCTCACAAAAATGGCTCCCAGAATATATGCAGCAATACAAAAAGCCTGACCGCTTTTATCTCTTTTCGACAGATTAAGGTGCCGGTACACGGAGGAAAATACCCCCACAATCAAACCGTAAAGAATCCATGCTGACACAAAGCTTATTATCCAGGGAAAAGACAACTCTCCGCCGGTGACGGAATTTGCATAGGCTACGGAAAGTGGAATTAAAGCAAAGAAATAGGAGATTTGATATTCGTTTGCAGTGGCCTCCAGCTCCTTTTCGCGGTGCTCGCTTTGTTGTTTGGAACACTCATAAAACCATCTGTCAATCGTTTTCTGCTGCTCCGCAGAAAAATGATCCCATTCCTCATGCGGCACGGTAGAACCCAGCGGGAAATTGATCTTTCTATCTTCCTCCATGCTATCTTCCTCTTTCTATTTTCAGCCGCCGGGGGTAGGTTTTTATTGTTCGTGACGGACTGTAGAGTAGAACCCCACGGCCAGGCCCAGGATCTCCATTTGCGACAGCTCCTCTCCCTCATAGACCATATCTGGGTAGAGGGGATTACAGGACCGGAGGGTGATGCGGTCAGAACCGGGGGTATAGTAGACCTTTTTCAGGGTGGCCTCATCGTCGATGCGGACGGCGGCGATCTGGCCGGTCTCTACCGTTGGCTGCCGGTGGATATAGACAATATCGCCGTCAAAGATTCGGGCATTTATCATGCTGTCCCCCTTGCAGCGCAGGGCCAGATCGGCGTGTACCCACTCTGGGACATCCACGATCTCGTCTGCTTCCTCCACTGCCAGGATGGGTTTTCCGCAGGCGATGGTTCCCACCAGGGGAACCTTGTAGGTCTTGGGCATGGGGATGATATTTTCTGGGAGGGGGCGGAGGTTTTCTGGTTCTTCCCAGCCCATGAGATAGGCGGGAGTGACGTTAAGAATATCTGCAATCTTTTGTATTCTGTCGAGAGGAATGTTTGTAACAATGCCGCCCTCATATTTGAATATGGTTTGCTTTGTTGTTCCACATTTGCTCCCCAATTCTTCTTGCGTATAGCCCTTCGATTTACGAGCGGCCTTTATCTTTTCTCCCATTGTCATAAGCAGCCCTCCAAAGTAACTTTATAATATCACAACAAAACAAGAAATTCAAGAAAAAAATTACTTGACAAGTTACAATAAATACTGTATGCTATGAGTAACTTCTGGAGTTATTCAGAAGGAAAGAATCCGTCCGGACAGGCTGGCAAAATTGAAAAAGCGGGTGCCCCTGCACCCGCCCTTTCGCCACACTTGGTTGCCACCACAACGCACTGCTGACATAACAGCAGAACTCCAGGGGAAGTTGCTTAGTCATGGCCCATAGACTGGACGCACGAGACGCGCCCGCCTTGCCGCGGGACTGATCTATGGCTTATGGCAACTCAGGAGGAAGTACATGAAGCCCGCTATAGCCGACGTGGCTTGCATGGGCATCACCGCCTTCCTGTCCGGACGGGTTTATTATATCACACCAAACGAAACAAGTAAATAAATTCCTATATTGAGAAAGAAAAGGGGTGAAGGAATGGTTGCGACGGACAAGCTGCGGGGGATTATTGTGGAGCGGGGACTTTCCCAGCGGAAAATGGCCGATCTGCTCGGGATGACCGAAAAGACATTTTATACAAAGATGAAGAACGGAGTCTTTGGAACTGACGAAGCTGCAAAGATGGTTGAACTGCTTGATATTACCGATCCGGCGGAAATTTTTTTTGCCACAGAATAACTTTTTAAGTTACAAATGAGATTGCAAGGAGGAAACAAAATGTTTTGCAGTAAATGTGGGGCCGTTGTATCGGGAAAATTTTGTTCGTCATGCGGCCAAAGAATCAGAACACCCCTTGAGGAGTTTCGTTTAGAGGAAAAACGCAGGAGACGAAAGATTGAGGAACTTGGACGTTCCCTTCTCGGCCTGCCAGGATTACATATTGCCAGTGCCTGCTGGCTTGCTGTCTGTCTCAAGTATGCTGACTGCCCAGCACTTTTCGGGTGGTATGTACCGGACAGTGCCTTTTCCAATTTGGAAAAAGCAGATGGGGAGGCCCGGGACTTATTCCATGAAATGGTCAAATATGTGACCAGTCAAGAGGAGGGAGAACCCACATGAACGAACTGCAAGTAATTGACCGTAACGGGGTGGAAGTTATCGACAGCCGGGAGGTTGCCCAGATGATCGGAAAGAGCCACGCCCACCTCATGCGGGACATTTCTGGGTATGCCCAAGTGATTGAAAAATCTAACGAATCCAAATTTGGATTGGTTGATTTCTTCATCCCCGGGGACTACCTGGACGGCAAAGGAGAGCGGCGCCCCTGTTACTACCTCACCAAAAAGGGCTGCGATATGGTAGCCAACAAGATGACTGGGGAAAAGGGCGTCCTGTTCACCGCCGCCTATGTGACCGCCTTTGAGCGTATGCGGGAGAGCCTGACTGTCGCCCTCCCCAAGGACTACCCCTCCGCCCTCCGGGCGCTGGCCGAATCGGTGGAGCAGCGGCAGGCTCTGGAGGCCCAGGCGGAGGCCAACGCCCCAAAGGTGCTGTTTGCCGATGCCGTGGCCGCTTCCCACACCTCTATCCTGGTGGGAGAGCTGGCCAAGCTGTTGAAGCAAAACGGCGTGAACATAGGGCAAAGGCGGCTGTTTGACTGGCTGCGCAAAAACGGCTATCTGATCCGGCGCAGCAGCAGCGACTACAACATGCCCACCCAGCGCGCGATGGAACTGGGGCTGTTCGAGATCAAGGAGGCTTCGGTGGCGACGCCGGACGGGGTCCGGGTCACGAAGACTCCCAAGGTGACCGGCAAGGGCCAGCAGTATTTCGTTGACCTGTTCCTGCGGAAGAAGGGGGTGAGCCCGTGCCCCGCTCACGTCTGACCGACCAGCAGCGGCGGGAGAAAGCCCTGGAGGTGGCCATAGCAAAGGCCAAGGTGGTTCTGGATCTGCCCTATGACCAGGATGTGGCCCTGGAAATGGGGCTCAGCAAAACCACGTTCGCCGCCCGCAAAAAGTCGCCATACCGGGGCTACGGCTTTGACCGGGCCTCTCAGCTGGCCCGGGCGCTCCATTTTACGGGCCGGGAGGTCTGCGAGATCATGGGGGTGCCCTATGGGGACCCGGAGGAGGAGACGCAATGAGCATCACCGCAGAGACCCGGCGGGCGGCCCATGAGGAGGTCAAGCCCAAGAAGGAGGCCCGGCGGCAGCAGATTCTGGAGGCCATTGTGGAGCACGGCCCCATGACGGTGGACGAGCTGATGGACAAGCTTGGCTACCATGACCCCAACCAGGTGCGGCCCCGGCTCACCGAGCTGACCCAGGCGGGCGCCCTGCATACCATTGGCAAGCGGACAAGCCGCCGCAGCGGGAAGATGGTGGCCGTGTGGGCCATCAACGAGCAAAAAAAGACCGCCCCCGGTGATGGAAGCACCGAAGGCGGCAGGCAGTCCGAAGACTGAAACCACACTGCTATTGTAAACGGTATATGAGAGGAAATCAAGATGACAAAGAAGAAACTTTACATCTTTCGGGTGACCCACCCGGATCATTCCCCCCAGACAGTGGCGGCGAAGGATGCCGACGGCGCTATTTTTAAGGCGGCCAAGGCGTGGGGGCTGGGCCGGGATTGGGCCAGGGCGGCGGAAGATGCTGTGGCCCTGCGGATCGGGGAGGTGGAGGCGGGATGAAAAAGAGTTCTCTAAAGACGGACCTATGCTATCTGGCGCTGGTTATGGCGGTGTTTCTGGGGGCGGGGCAGGCGGTGGCGCTGCTGGACGCCCGGGAGAGCCGGGCCCGGGCGGAGGCCCTGAGTATCCCGGCGGTGGAGCCGGCTCAAGCGGTGGCGGCGCTGGAGCCGGTGCTGGAGAGTCCGGGGGAAGAGGGGGCTTGTCCCGAAAACATCCCTCTGACGGAGAGGGAGTGGGCGGCCCTCACTGGGAGCTGCCGGGAGGGGGGCATCCCCTTGGAAATTGGGCTGGGGCTGATCTGGGTGGAGAGCCGGTTTGACCGGGCGGCGGTGAACCGGGAGAGCGGGTGCTACGGTTACTGCCAGCTCAACCCCCGGTACTTCCCGGCGGACCTGAGCCCGGAGGAGAATATCCGGGCGGGGATGGGCCATCTGGGGGCGCTGCTGGAGAAATATGAGGGGGACTTGGAGGCGGCGCTGACGGCCTACCACGACGGGCATGACACCGGGCGGCGGGACTATGCCCGGGCGGTGCTGGGGGCGGGATTGGAAGAGGAGGAAAGGACATGAGAAGAGCTGTAAGTTGGTTTGACTGGCCGGAGCCGTCGCTGGACGAGCCAGAGGCAGCGCCCAGGAGATGCGGGAAATGCGGCGCCGGGTTTGACCTGGGGGAGAGCTTGTACTGGGACGGAGAGGCCCTGTTCTGTGAGGAGTGCTTCAAGGAGTGGGCTATGGAGCTTCTGGACACCAGTCCTGTAATTTTGGCGCAGCGGATGGGCTTTGACGTGGAGGCGGCGGATGGATAGGCTCACCTTTGACGAAACGGCCCACCAGTATTATCTGGAAGGCATGGCGGTGCCCAGTGTGACCCAGTTGGTATCTCCCCTGGGGGATGACCTGGACGCTGAGCTGGAGCTGACGATGGAGGCGGCTGGTGACCGGGGGGTCACCATGCACGGCTACATAGCCCACCGGCTGGGGGGCGGGGAGCCGGAGGAGTTTGAGCTTCCGGGGCAATATCAGCCCTACGCCGACGCTGTGGAGCTTTTTCTGGGGGAGCACAAGGTTGTCCCCATGCTCATTGAGACGGCGCTGGCGGGGGAGGGCTATGCCGGCACCCCGGACCTGGTGGGGGAGTTTGACGGCACCTTCTCCATTCTGGACTGGAAATTTGTCTCCCAGCTGTGCAAGGCCAAGGTGGGCGCCCAGCTGTTTGGATATCGGGAGCTGTGTGAGGCAAATGGAATTTACCCGGAAAAGCTGTACGCCGTCCAGTTTTTGAGGGACGGGACCTACCGGCTCTACCCGGTGGAGGGCGGGCAGTCCCTGGCGGCGTGGACGGTTTGCAAAGCCCTCTATGAGATCAAAAAGCAGAAGCACCCCCGTGGGCGCATTGGATAGGAGGCCATTATGAATCTATTTGAAAAGCTGCTGGAAATGCAGAAGGCGGTGGACACCGTCATCAAGGACGGCAAGAATCAGTCGGACAAATATGACTTTGCCAGCGACGAGAATGTATTGGACCGGTTCCGGCCCCTGATGGATGAGAATAGGCTACTGCTGATCCCGGTGGTCACCGCCGCCCAGGTCCATGAGGGCGCCACCAAGAGCGGCACCTCCCGCTACCTCACCGAACTGACGCTCACCATGGTCTGGCACGACATAGACAGCGGGGAGCGGCTGGAGGTGCCCTGGTATGCCCAGGGGGTGGACCTGGCGGGGGAGAAGGGGGTTGGCAAGGCTCTGACCTACGCCGAGAAATACTTCCTTCTCAAGTTCTTCCATGTCCCCACCAAGAAGGACGACCCGGACAATGACCGGCGGGGCCAGGGAGGGGAGAAGGCCCAGAGGGGCACCCAGGCGGGCAGGGAGACCATGGACTACATGAGAAAGGCCATCCCCCAGATGCTGCTGGAACTGTTTGGAACGGACCCGGACAAGCACCGGGCCGCCTACCTGGCCTTCACCCGGGCGGAGAACCGGGGCTTTGCCGGGGTGGACAACCTGGAGGCCATTTCGGATGCCGCCCTGCCGGTGACCTATGCGAAGGTCAAGAAAAAGTACACGGAGCGGACCGGCCGGCAATTTACCATGAAGGAGGACACAGAAGATGCCCCTCATTAAGATCGGGAAGGATCACTACAACGGGGAGGAGCGCCCCATTTATCTGCTCCAGGGCAACGCGGTGAGGGGGGCCGAGTGGGCCCCTGTCAACGACAAGCCCCACGCCAAGGTCTCTGTGGCTGCCCAGCAGGGTGCAGATGGGGAGACGATCTTTGTCAACGTCAACGGCTGGAGGGACCGGGCGGACCAGGTGGCGGAGATTGCCAAGCTGGACAGCGTGCTGGCCGTTGGGGTACTGAAAAAGCGGGAGTACAACGGCAGGACCTATTACGACCTGGACGCCGACTTCATCTCCATCTCCGGGGCAGGGCTGCTGGACCGGGAGGGGGCCTCCCCCCGGCGGGCAGAAGCCCAGCAGGAGGCCGCCGGCAGCGGGAGCTTTGAAGAGCTGGACGTGGACGACGGCGAGCTGCCCTTTTGAGAGGTGATAGGACATGATCCCATGGATACAGGTTTATTCCAACCTTCCCATGCACCCCAAAACGGCGAAACTGGCCGATGAGCTGGGCCTTGCCAGCGGCGCGGTCTCACCCAATGTCCTGGCGGTGGGGCTGCTGGTGTCCCTGTGGACCTGGGCGGTGCAGAACGCCTATGACGGGGACCTGTCCCGGTGCAGCCCCCGGCTCATAGCGGAGGCCTGCCGCTGGAAGAAAAAGCCGGAGACCCTGGTCAACGGTCTTGTGGCCGCCGGCTGGCTGGACGAGGACGGGAAGCTCCACGACTGGGAGGAATATGCCGTGCTGCTGATGGACGCGGAGGACAGTAAACGGGAAAGGACCAAAGAGCGGGTGCGGAAGTACCGGGAGAAGAAAAGCACCCAGGGGTAACCGGGGTGTAACGCTGGTGTAACGGCTATGTAACGGTTACAGGTAACGCATGGCGTAACGCCTGTGTAACGCTGGTGTAACGGGCTGTAACGCCCCTACCAGACCTTACCATACATAACCTAACCAAATATAGAGATTACAAGACTATACGTTTTACTTCTATCGAGCGCGCTTATAAGAACATGTTACGTTAGACGAAGAGGGGACAAAATGGAAATTGCTGACATTCAGGCGGTTTGGGGGCATATCAAGGCTCTGCACCCGAACACGCCCAAGGAGAGAATCCCCCGACTCACCCAAACGCTGGCGCGGGCCTGGTGCACAGAACTGGACGAGTATAGTCTGAGTCAGGTGATGGGGGCGGTGGAGCGGCAGGCGGGCAAGAGCAGGTATTGGCCCGATCTGGCCGAGATCAAGGGCCAGCTGCCCACAAAGTCCCCCGCCGGGGCCACCAAGCCCCAGATCAGCGGGGAGGCAGACCGGCGGGCGAAGGAGGCCCAGGACAAGCTGTTCCAGCGGATGAAGGCGGAGGGAGAGCGGCTGGCACCTCTCCGCCGGGCTGCCGGACTCCCGGGGAGCGTGGCGGAGGCCAGGGCAGCGGGGATGAGGGCTGTGGACTGGTATCAGGCGTTGGAAACTGCCGGGCTGAACTGCCCGGACGGGGTTTTTCAGGAGGGGGCGAAGGGATGAGAGGCTGTCAGCCGGTAAATTGGTACACCGTCTACAAAGCGGAGCGGGATCAGTTGGTCACCATTGGGTTTGCCAAAGAGTGCGCCGCCTACCTGGGCTGGGCGGTGGAATCCTTTCGGGCCATGGTGTCCAAGGTCAAGAGCGGGAAAAACAAGTCCTACTGCGTGGTGGTGGAGGACTTGCTGTCTGGGTCCTATGCGGTCTACGGGGCGGACAACACCGGGGAGCTGAGATGAGAGAGCATAGAGTCGTGAAGCTGGTGATCCCGGGGGTGCTGCCCAATCTCAACGACTACATAGCGGCGGAGCGCCGGCACCGGCAGAAGGCCGCCCAGATGAAGCGCCAGACCGAGCAGGTCATCGCCCTGGCGGCCGGAAAACAGCTGCGGGGGGTGCGCTTTACCGGGCCGGTGGTCATGGAGTATTGCTGGTATGAGCCAAACCGGAGAAGGGACAAGGATAACGTGTCCAGTTTTGGCCGAAAGTGCATCCAGGACGCCCTGGTGCGGGCGGGGGTGCTGAAAAACGACGGCTGGGGGGAGATCGAGTCCTTCTCCGATCGGTTTTTTGTGGATCGGGAGAATCCCAGGATGGAGGTAACCATCGAAGAGCGGAAAAGCGGGCAAGGAGCGACGGTGGACTGAGCGGAGCGACGGGGTGTGAGGGAGGAGGCACCATGCCAAAGACGTACATTTGCCCATTCTGGAAATGGGACAGGGAAAGGATTACGAGCTGTGAGGGCTGCCGGATGCGCTTCCCCGACGACGCGGCCAAGCGGGAGTATGCCGGGCGTTACTGCGCCAGCACGGAGGGCTGGAAGAAGTGCAGCGTGGCGGAAAGTCTGCTGAAATTTTACGACAGGACAGAGCGAAATCCCCAATGAGGGGAAGAAAATGGGAAAGAGAACGCCATCCAAAGGGGTGGCGTTCTTTTGTTTTGGGGATTTGACGCAATTTTCCCGCCGGTGTGCTACGCTAAAGAGAGAATGGTATGAACGGAAGGAGGGGAAGGCCTGTGGCGAAAGGAAAATATGAGCGGTGGCTTGACGGGGACGGGCTGACCCTGCTGACGGGCTGGGCCAGAGACGGACTGACGGATGCGCAGATTGCCGGAAAGATGGGCATAGCAGTCTCCACCCTATACGAGTGGGAGAAGAGATTCCCGGATATTTCAGAGGCCTTAAAAAAGGGCAAGGAGGTTGTGGACTACGAAGTGGAGAACGCCCTGCTCCGGGAGGCGTTGGATGGAAATGTGACCGCCATGATCTTCTGGCTGAAGAACCGGAGAAAGGACCGGTGGCGGGACAGGCCGGAGGAGAAGACGGAAGAGACCGCTGAGGGCGGGGTGGTGCTGATGCCGGAGGTGAGTTCCGGTGAGTAACATTGTTTGGAGACCACAGCCACGACAGGCGGCGTTTATGGCCCGTCCGGAGTGGGAGGCCTTGTACGGCGGGGCCGCCGGGGGCGGCAAGTCTGACGCCCTGGTCATTGAGGCCCTGCGGCAGGTGCATATCCCCCACTACAAGGCGTTGATCCTGCGCAAGACCTTTCCCCAGCTGGCCGAGCTCATCGACAAAAGCCTGAACTACTACCCTAGGGCCTTTCCTGGGGCCAGATACAACGCAACGGCCCACACCTGGACCTTTCCAAGCGGGGCCAAGATCGTCTTCGGGGCCATGCAGTACGCCAAGGATAAGACCAAATACCAGGGCCAGGCCTATGACTTTGTGGCCTTTGACGAGCTAACCCACTTCACCTTTGAGGAATATAACTATCTCTTTTCCCGCTGCAGGCCCAACGGCCCGGGGACCAGGTGCTATATCCGCTCCACGGCAAACCCAGGCGGGGTGGGCCACGGCTGGGTGAAGGAGCGGTTCATCACGGCGGGCAAACCTATGACACCCATCTGGGAGGAGATCACCTGGCGGGACCAGAGCGGCCGGGAACACAGGCAGCGGCAGAGCCGGATCTTTGTCCCCTCCAGCGTGTTTGATAACCCCGCCCTGCTGCAAAATGACCCGGACTATGTGCGGCGGCTGGCCTCCATGCCGGAAGCCGAGCGCAACGCCCTGCTCTACGGGGACTGGGACACCTTCTCCGGCCAGGTGTTTACCGAGTGGAGGAATGACAGCGGGCATTATGCCGACAGGCGGTTTACCCATGTGATAGACCACTTCCCCATCCCGGAGGACTGGGGGATCTGGTGCGCACTGGACTGGGGCTACTCCCGGCCCTTCAGCGTGGGCTGGTATGCGGTGGACCGGGAACGGCGGCTCTACCGCATCCGGGAGTATTACGGCTGCACCGGCACCCCCAACGTTGGGGTGAAGATGGAACCGGGAGAGGTGGCCCGGGCCATCAAGGCCATTGAGGCAGAGGACCCCAACCTCCGGGGCAGAACCATCCACCGGGTGGGGGACCCGGCCATCTGGGGCAGCGACGGCACCGAGAGCATTGGGGCGCTGATGGAGCGGGAGCGGGTCTACTTTGAGCGGGGGGATCACGCCCGCATTGACGGCAAGATGCAGGTCCACCACCGGCTGACCTTTGATGAAGAGGGCTGGGCCATGCTCTACGTGTTTACCACCTGCAAGCACTTTATCCGCACGGTGCCCAATCTGGTGTATGACGAGCGCAACGTGGAGGACATCGACACCGACGGGGAGGACCATATTTACGACGAGCTGCGGTATGTGTGCATGAAAAACCCCATTGCGCCCCGGCCCAAAAAGGCGCATCCGCTGGTGGTGTATGACCCCCTGGACCTCCAGGGGGAGGAGCAGAGCGGGGACAGATACGATTTCTATCGCCGGTACTGAGAAGGGCGGAGCCTGACAGCCCAACAACAAGAAAGGAGATTCGACAATATGGCATTATTTGGGAGAAAAGAACAGCCCCCTATGGCTGCGCCTGCCGGGATGCCGGGGGTGCCGGAGAGGGAGGCCGGAGGCGCCCCGGAACTGGAGTCCGCCCTGCTGGGGGCTGACCCCACGGTGAGCAGGGAGAGCCTGCACCGCATTGGGCGGGAGGAGATCGGCAAGGCCATTGAGACCCTGACCCGGTACAAGCAGGGCAAGGCCAACCTGGAAAAGCGCATTGTGGAGGACGAGCTATGGTGGGAGCTGCGCCACTGGGAGGTCATCCGCAACGCCAAAAAGCCGGGGCCGGAACCCTCCAGCGCATGGCTCTTTAACGCCATCCTCAACAAACACGCCGACGCCATGGACAACTACCCCGAGCCGGTGGTGCTGCCCCGAGAGCGGGGGGATGAGGAGAGCGCTAAGATGCTCAGCCAGGTTCTGCCCGTCATCTGCGAGTACAACGACTTTGAGCAGACCTACTCGGACAACTGGTGGGACAAGCTCAAGCACGGCACGGCGGCCTACGGAGTGTTCTGGAACAGCCGGAAGGAGAACGGCCTGGGGGACATCGACATCCGGGAGATCGATCTATTAAAGCTCTTTTGGGAGCCGGGGGTCACCGACATCCAGCAGTCCCGGAACCTGTTCCTTGTGGAATTGGTGGATGAGGACCTGCTGGACCAGCAGTACCCGGAGCACAAAGGGCACATGGGGGGCAGCGCCATCGACGTCAAGGAGTATCTCTATGACGACGCGGTGGACACCAAGGGCAAGAGCCTGGTGGTGGACTGGTACTATAAGCGCACTGCCCCCTCTGGCCGAACGGTGCTCCACTATGCCAAGTTCGTGGGGGACACCCTGCTCTACGCCAGCGAGAATGACCCCGCCCTCCAGGACACGGGGTGGTATGAGGACGGGCTTTACCCGGTGGTGCTGGATGTGCTGTTTCCTGAGAAGGGTACCCCGGTGGGCTTTGGCTATGTGGCCATCTGCAAGGACCCCCAGCTCTACATTGACAAGCTGTCCGCCAACATTCTGGAAAACAGCATGATGGCTACAAAGAAACGGTTCTTCGCCTCCACCGCCACCGCCATCAATGAGGAGGAGTTTTTGGACTGGGGCAAGCCCATTGTCCATGTGGAGGGGGAGCTGGATGACCGGAGGCTCCAGGAGATCACGGTGAGGCCCCTGGACGGCATCTACACCAACGTGCTGCAGATGAAGATCGAAGAGATGAAGGACACGGCGGCCAACCGGGACGTGAACAGCGGCGGCGCCGGGTCCGGCGTCACGGCGGCGGCGGCCATTGCCGCCCTCCAGGAGGCGGGCAACAAGGCCAGCCGGGACATGATCGCCGCCAGCTACCGGGCCTATGTGGCCATCAACTCCATGGCCATCAACCGGATGGCCCAGTTTTACGACGAGACCCGCACCTTCCGCATCACCGGGGACGCCCCCGGGGGCTATCAGTTTGTTGACCTCAACAACAAGGGCCTTCAGGAACAGCAGATCGGCATTGCCGCCGACGGCTCGCCCCTGTTCCGCAAGCCGGTATTTGACCTGAAGATCAAGGCCCAGAAGAAGAATCCCTTCTCCCGCATGGAGCAGAATGAGCGGGCCAAGGAGCTGTATGCCGCCGGCTTCTTCAACCCCGAGCGTGCCCAGGAGGCTATGGGCGCTCTGGAGATGATGGAGTTTGAGGGCATCGACAAGGTTCGGGAGCGGGTGGAACAGGGCCAGACCCTGCTCAACACCTGCCGGCAGATGTCCCAGCAGATGGATCAGATGGCCCTCATCATCCAGTCCCTGACCGGAAAGGACATGGGGGTGATAGGCTCGCAGGCTTCCTTTGGGGGTGGAGCTATGGAGGGTGCGCCAGTTCCCGCCGGTGGCGGCGGGGATGCCGGGAGCGGCCTTGCAAGGGGTGTGATGGAGGCACAGACGCCTATGACGGGGTATGGCCAGTGGTTGGCAAAGCGGAGCACACCGTCGTTGGAGTAAGGGGGAATGAAGGGTGACCACCATTACCATCACAAAGCAGGAGCAGAGGTACACCCTGGAGGCAAAGGGCCATTCTACTCCCTCATCTGGCAAGGGCGATGGGGAGGGCGTCAGAGTGTGCGCTGCCGTGTCCATGCTCACCAGCACCCTGGCCCTCTCCCTCAAGATGTTGCCGGGGGTGGACCGGGACAGCGTTCATGTGGACGCCGGTGAGGGCTTCATCAGGGTGAGCGCCCGGGGGCAGGGGGCGGTGAACACCCTGTTCCAGAGTGCGTACTGCGGGGCGGCTGCCCTTCAGATCACTCACCCGGACAGGGTAAGGGTGCAGGCCGATAAGTTTTTTCAAAAGTTTTCCGGGAGTGTTGACGCTTTTTTGTGAGGGCTGTGCTACGCTGTACTTGTCCTCCTTCAGGGGGCGGGCTTGATCGGGGTCCGCTCTCTGAACAGAGGACCGTACACGATAGCGTGATGATCGCGGGTTAGGAGGAGACAACTATGCTGGACAGATTGATGCTGCTCTTTGACCTCAACCGTTTTGAAGGCGGGGCCGCCGAAAGCGGTACAGGCGGTGAGAGCGGCGGTTCCCCCCAGGGGGAAGCCCAGACGGGCGGGACCCAGGCAGACCCTTCTGTCGCCGGGAAGGGAAAAAAGAGCAAAGGGACACAGGACATCCTTTACGGGAAGCAGAGTGATCCGGGAGCTGGGGCTGAGGAAGCGAACAAGGGAGAAGCTCAGCCTTCCCAGGGAGAACAAAGCGACACTTCTCCCGCCGAGAAAACCCCGGAGGAGCGCCGGAGGGCCTACCGGGAGCTGACGGAGGGCGAGTACAAGGACATCCACACCCAGGAGATGCAGCGCATCATTGACCGCCGGTTCAAGGAGACGGAGGACCTGCGGGAGCAAAACGCCAAGAGCCAGACCGTTCTCGGCATCCTCATGGGACGCTATGGCATTGAGGACGGGGACCTGGGCAAGCTCCAGAAGGCCATTGAGGAGGACAGCGCCTACTGGGCCGACGCCGCCGATGAGGCGGGCATGAGTGTGGAGCAGTACAAGCAGCTCCAGAAGCTGAAGCGGGAGAATGCCGAGCTGCTTAAGCAGCAGCGGGCGCGGCAGGGGGAGGAGAGGGCCCAGCGGCAGACCAGGCAGTGGTTTGCTGAGGCCCAGGCCCTCCAGGCCAAGTTCCCCAGATTTGATCTGGCTGCGGAGGTCAAGAACCCTCAGTTCCTGGCCATGCTGAAGGCCGGAACCCCTGTGGAGCACGCCTACAAGGTGATCCACTTCGACGAGCTGATGAGCGACGCCGTATCGGTTACGGCAGCCCAGCAGGAGCAGAAGGTGGCGGCCAATGTACGGGCCAGAGGGGCCAGACCGGCGGAAAATGGTACTTCCGCTCAGAGTGCTTTTACGGTGAAGGATGACGTCTCCAAGCTCTCAAAAAAGGACCGGGCGGAGATCGCCCGGAGAGCACAGAGGGGCGAGATCATTTCCTTTTGAGAGGGAATGACAGCCCCCACTTACGACAAGAAAAGGAGAGTTTCACCATGAAGAAATTCAAGCAGTTTGCTATGGGTCTTTTTGACCTGGGCCGGTTTGACGGCCAGCCCAACACCAACGTAACCACGGCCAACACCACGGGAAATGACCTTTCCCCGGAGATGAAGACCTACTACTCCGACTATCTCATTGACCTGGCCGAGCCGGAGCTGGTGCATGACCAGTTCGCTCAGAAGCACCCCATCCCCGCCAACCACGGCAAAACTATTGAGTTCCGGCAGTATGACCCCCTGCCCGAGCTGACCACCCCCATCACGGAAGGGGTGACCCCCGACGGCCAGAGCCTGGACGTGAAGGCGATTACCGCCAGCGTAAGCCAGTATGGCGGCTATGTCACCATCTCCGATATGCTGAAGCTGACCGCCATCGACAACAATCTGGTGCAGGCCACCAAGCTCATCGCCTCCCAGGCGGGCCGGACGCTGGACACCATCACCCGTGAGGTGCTGGCCGCCGGCACCAATGTCCGCTATGCGGGAGGCAAGGCCAGCCGGGCCGCCCTGAGCGCCGACGACGTGCTCACCGTGGACGACGTGAAGAAGGCAGTGCGGGACCTGGAGGCCCAGGACGCCCCCAAGATCAACGGATATTATATCGGCATCATTCACCCCAATGTGAAGTATGACCTAATGAAGGACCCGGACTGGAAGAACCCCCACGAGTACACCGACACCGAGAACATCTACCAGAATGAGATCGGCGAGCTGTACGGAGTGCGGTTTGTCCAGTCCAGCCGGGCAAAGGTATTTCAGAAGGCCGGGGCCACGCCCAGCGGCACCGGAGCTGTGGCGGCGGACGTATACGCCACCCTCATCATCGCCGACGATGCCTATGGCGTCACCGAGATCAGCGGCGGCGGCCTGCAGCACATTGTCAAGCAGCTGGGTTCCGCCGGAACGGGAGATCCCCTGGATCAGCGGGCCACCTGCGGCTGGAAGGCCACCAAGGTGGCCAAGATTTTGGTGCCTCAGTATTTGACCCGAATCGAGAGCGGAGCTACAGCGTGAGCATAGCCGCATCCCGGCAGATGGACTGGAGTGAGGGCCAAATTGGTAAGGGAGCAAAGCTACCGCGATTTGGCCCGAATCGGAGGGAAGCTGCCGGGGAAAATGCGGCCAATGTGAGCGTGACTACAACAGGTAAAAGGAGGGAATGACAATGGCGACGAACAAGAAGACGGAGACCGCCCCGGAGGCGGAGGAGCAGATTGCCCAGGCCCCCATCGGTGACAACCCGGAGGAGCTGGTGGAGTACATGGCCCCGGTTATCCTGGGCAAGACTGATCAGACCGTTTTCAGCCAGGTGAATGGGGAGAACATCCGAATCCAGCGGGGAAAAACGGTCAAGATCAAGCGGAAGTTCAAGGAAGTGCTGGACCATGCCGCCCAGCAGGAGATGGCGGCCTTTGCCTACATGGAGGATGCCCAGAAAAGCAGCTCCAAGGCCCTGGCAGACCTCAACTAAATAGAACGATCTGCGGAACCCAGGCGACGCCGCTGCGACACAGCGCAGCGAAGTATGGAGGCTGACTGAATCGCCTCCCGCTTCGCTGCGCTTTTTTATGAAACACCAAATAAGGGAGGTGACAACGTGGACAGAACCATTCAAGTACAGGTAAACGGGAACTTTATCCGAAAGGACAGCAAGAATGCCGGGGTGCAGGGAGAGGGCAATGTGACGAGCCTGCACATTGTATTCAGTGAGGACTGGAAGAGCTTCTCCAAGCGCATTGTCTGGAGAGACGCCCAGGGGGAAAACCCGGTGGCGGTGCTGCTGGAAAACAGCGTGGAAAAGCTGGCTGCCGGCGGCGAAGCGCTCCGGTTTGAGACGGTGATCCCGGCGGAGGCCCTGGCCGTCCCCGGCTGGTGCAGCTTTGTCATTGAGGGCTTCCGGGACAGCGACCCCACGGCGGTGGCCATCTCAGTGACCGACCAGCTGCTGGTGAAGGTCAACGACGCCTACAACGCCCCGGCGGAACCCACCCCCACCCAGGCCCAACAGCTCCAGGCCCAGCTCGACGCCATTGTGCCCCAGGTGGAAGGGCAGCTGAAAGCCTTCCGAAGCTGGGGAGAGTGGGAGCGGGAAAAGGAGTATGACCGGGAGAACAAGGTGGTCTATCAGGGCTCGTCCTATTTCTGCCTGAGGCCCTGCGCCGGGGTGGACCCGCTGCTGGACACGGCGGAGGGGGGCGGCGTGACTGGGCGGTACTGGATGCTCATTGCCGCCAAGGGCGACCAGGGCCTCCAGGGGGCGGCAGGCCCCCAGGGCGCCGCCGGAGAGCAGGGCGAGCAGGGGCCCCGGGGGGAGCAGGGCCTGCCCGGTCCCCAGGGGGAGACCGGGGAGACCGGGGCGCCCGGCATCCAAGGCCCCCAGGGACCCCAGGGCATCCAAGGACAGGCCGGCCCCCAGGGGCCGGAGGGGCCCCGGGGGATCAATGGCGTTGCTGTACAGACAGAGGGCATGGTGTCCTTCAGCGTAAGCGAAGAGGGGCACCTGCTGTGCCACTACACAGGCCAGGAGCAGCCCAACTACTCCATTGACGAGCGGGGCCACCTGTGTCTGGAGATTTGACAGGGAGGGAAGAGAAGTGCCGACATATGATTTGGGGCCCATTGTAGGCCCTCAGGGTCCCCAGGGCATCCCGGGGGAGAGGGGGCCCCAGGGCGTTCAGGGTCCCCAAGGCCCCCGGGGTGAGCGGGGGGAGAGGGGAGCGGAAGGCCCCCAGGGCATCCAGGGGGAGATGGGCCCCCAGGGTAGGACAGGGGCGGCCGGGGTGACCCCCAACATCCAGGCGGGGACCACCACCACCCTGGCCGCCGGCCAGGAGGCCCGGGTGGTCCGGGACCCGGACAGTCCGGATGAGGCCCCCGTCTTTCACTTTCAGATCCCCAAGGGACGGGACGCGGAGAATCCGGGGGACATGCAGAGGATCACCTACGACCCCACGGGGCGAAGGGAGGATATCTTCTCCTATGCAGACCGGGGGTTGGCGAAAAAGGCCCAGCTGGTGGACCCGGTGACGGTGACAGTGGAGGCGGACAAGTGGACGGGGGACGGCCCCTGGGAGCAGGTGGTGGCCGTCCCCGGCGTGACGGCCCAGGATGAGCACCTGGACATCTTTCCCGTGGACATCGCCGATGAGGAGGAGCGGGCCATCTATGAGCGGGCATACTCCCGGCTGGCCTGTGAGGCGGAGACGGTGGAGGGGGGCATCCGGCTGCTGTGCCGCAGCTCCCGGCCCATGACGAGCTTTTCCATCCGGGTCAAGGGGGTGCGGTAATGGGAAAGGCGCAGGTGATCCACGGCCCCGGCGGCGCCGGGGGAAAGGTGCTGCGGGAGCTGTTTCTGAATTGGAGTGGGGGAAACGGACCCAGATGGTATACCGGAGCGGAGAGCGGTTCCGGCCTGCACCACGTCATTTCCTGGGCCGGAGAGGGATACGGAGACAGGGGGTCTTCCCATTTTCTTAAGTTTGTGGATAGCCAGGGGAAAATGATTTGTTCTCTGCGGTATGGGTACAAGTATGGTGGCGGTGTGGGGATATCGAATAGCTCTGGAAGTGAAATCGACACTACAAAGTTTTCCTTGCAGAACAATGGTTACTACTTGCTGGATCTTCAGTTCTGTGTCAGAGTGCGGCTGGACGGGACCATGGACATTTTTGACGTGTCTGGTAAGGAGAAGCTTTTGTCCGGGGTGGAGCGGATCTATTGCATTGAAGCAGATACGCACGCTTCAGATGTACGTGCTGTCATTGTTATGGTGATGACGGATGACGGATAAAGGGGGAAGAGAAGATGCCGAAATTTGATTTGGGACGGGTGGTTGGCCCCCAGGGTCCCAAGGGGGACACTGGTCCCCAGGGAGAGCGGGGAGAGACCGGGACCCCCGGCCCGGCTGGTATCCAGGGGCCGGAAGGGCCCCAGGGTCCCCAGGGCAAAACCGGACCGGAAGGACCCCAGGGCGAAGTTGGCCCCCGGGGGCCTCAGGGAGACACCGGCCCCCGGGGGGAGACGGGAAAGGATGCCTATTCCGGGGCGGTGGCCGCCGGATACACCGGGACGGAGGAGGAGTTTTATACCAAGCTGGCAGAGAACTGGACCATCCCCATTGTCACCACGGAGGGGACGGGAGAGGCCTATACCGCCCAGGTTCCCGGTATCACGGAGCTGAAGCCCGGGATGCTGTTAACCATCATCCCACATACGGCTAGCACCACTACAGATGCCACGCTGGACGTGAACGGCCTGGGGCCGGTGCGGCTGAGGCGGTATATCTCCACCAATACCCTTGGGACAGCGGCGGCGGGTCTAGCAAATTGGCTGAGGGCAGACAAGGCGGTTCTGGTGGTATACAACACTGGTACCTGGACTGTGCTGGGGCTCACCAAGGCGGCTGCGACGGATTTGAGCGGGATCATGCCGGTGGACAAGGGGGGCACAGGACGGTCAACCTGGGCGCCCCACCGACTGCTCTGTACCACCGATAGCGGCGGCATCACACAGACGGAAGTCCCGCCCGGGGAGGCCTCTGTCCTGATGCAAGACCAGACAGGCGCTCCCTACTGGGGTACACCGGAGGATATCCGGCAGGCAGTGGGAGCAATCGTGCCATCCCAGAGCGGGATGCTGACCTATAACGGCGGTGAGCAGAGTCCAACGTGGAACAACTTTGACCCCAATACCCTTGAAATTGGCGGGGTCACCATCGGGACTGACTCAGGAACGTATGTGGCGACCTTTACCCCGAAAGCGGGGTTCAAATGGTCGGATGGCACCACGGAAACGAAATCTGTTCCTTGGAGTATCAGAAAGGCGGCCCAGGCCATCTCCGCCGGGACAGAGGATATGACGGCGGGCACCACAGAGCTAGCCACCGGCCAAATCTATCTCCAATATGAATGATGGAGGGGAGGACCCATGGGAAAACAGGTGTACCTTGGGGTGGACGGCATCGCCCGGAAGGTGAAGAAAATTTATTTGGGCGTGGGCGGCGTGGCCCGGAAGGTGAAAAAGGGGTATATCGGCGTGGGCGGAGTGGCGCGGCCCTTTTTCAGCGGCGGCGGGGAGCTGGCCTACTACGGGACAGCTGGGGGGCTGAGCGTGGCCCGTGCCGGCCTGGCGGCGGCGACGGTGGGGAGCTATGGGCTCTTCGGCGGCGGCAGCTATGGCCAGTGGGATCACTCAGATGCCGTTGACGCCTATGATGCTTCCCTGACCAGGACCTCGGCAGCGCCTTTGTCTGTGGCCAGAAGCGTTCTGGCGGCGGCCACGGTGGGCGGTTACGCCCTCTTTGGCGGGGGAGAATCCCCCCAGGCAAATGTCTCGGGCAGCAGCACAATAAAATATATGTCTACGATTAACATTGTGAACGCTTATGATTCTGCCTTGACCCAGACAAAGCCAACGGCACTTTTTGCGGCCAGAAGGGAGCTGGCGGCAGTGGGCATTGGAAGCTATGCCCTGTTCGGGGGTGGCGAGTCCATCACCAATTCAATTTCTTCGACCACGGTTACGCCGACCTACACCGTGAAGAATACAGTAGACGCCTATGACCCTTCGTTGACCCGGACGACTCCAACAACGCTTTCCGCGGCGCGGCAGAAATTGGCTGCGGCAGCGGTAGGAGGCTATGGGCTGTTTGGGGGAGGGTATACCACCAAGTCACATTCAAATGTAGTGGACGCCTATGACGCCTCCCTGACCCACACCAGTCCTGCCGGGATCGCTGTGGCAAGAAACAACTTGGCGGCAGCGGCGGTGGGAAAGTATGCGCTGTTTGGGGGAGGGACCCAGGGCGGTTATTCCGCCTATGTGGACGTCTATGATGCTTCCCTGACTCGGACGGCCCTGGAGCCCTTATCCTCTGCAAGGGCCCACTTGGCGGCGGTGACGGTGGACGGATATGTGCTGTTCGGCGGTGGAAGCGGCGGTTTAAGTGTAGTCGATGTCTATGACGCGTCCCTGACCCACACCCTATCCACTCCGCTTTCCGCAGGGCGGGATGAATTGGCAGCGGTGACTGTTGGAAACTATGCGTTATTTGGCGGCGGAGGTTCTTACTCGGATGTGGTAGACGTATACACCGTGGAGTAAAGAAAAGGAGGAGAGAAGATGGCAAAGCGCTATGGAATTTGGAACAAGGAAGACCCCGTCATTACCCCCATTGGGGAGGTGCTGACGGCGGAACAGTGGGTTCAGCGGTATCCCGTGGCGGGGGTGGAGTCCATCACAGTGGTCTGCGCCGCAGGGGAGGTCAATGGGGCCTTTTTCGGCACACTGGGCCAGATGGTGCAGATGTATGAGGCCCAGGGGGCGGACTTCTCCGCCTGCAAGAGTGATGAGGAGAAGCTGGCCGTCATTGAAGCTTTTGAGGACGCAATGAATGCACCAAGCACGGAGCCGTCCACGGATGAGCGCATTGCCGCCGCGCTGGAATATCAAGTCATGGCAAGCCTGCCTGATGAGACTACATAAGGAGGAAACAGGATGAACTTTGAGACCATCAAGCGCAACTATGGCCGGGGACTGTGGAATAAGGCCATGGTGAAGGTGGCCGTCCGCAAGGGCGTGATCACCAAAGAGCAGTACCGGGAGCTGACGGGAGAGAAATATGGGGCATAAGGAGGGGGAGCATGGCGAGCATCAACGGAATCCTTGAGCACGTGGCCGCGGTGAGGCCGGACGCCTACGACGATGAGACCAAAGCGGGGTGGCTCCTGGAGCTGGAAAAGAAGCTTCGGGAGGAGGTGCTGGACAGGCACCTGCCCTGCTGCCGGTGCCCCTGGCTGCCGGAGGAGGTAAAAGCCTACCCGGAGGACGGGGACAAGCCCCTGCTCATCCCCGCCCCCTATGAGCGGGTCTATGAGCTTTACGTCCTGGCCCAGATCGACTTTTACAACCGGGAGTATGACAACTACAACAACTCCACCCTGGCCTTTAACAGCGCCCTGGACCAGTGGAGACAAGCCTTTCACCGGCGGCATCTCCCGGTGCCGGGAGGGCAGTATCAGAATCTGATGTGAGGGAGGCACGGATGTGAGGCTTCCATACATGAACCCCGGCGGGGGGAAAACGAAACGGCAGATGGTGCGCTTTGGCGGGGTGAATTACAGCCAGGACGCCCGGGAGGGGGAGCTGGAAGACAGCTGGGGACTGTCCTCCAGCCAGTTCCCCTGCCTGTCCCAGCGCCGGGGGCGAAAGACGGCGGCGGCATATGAAAGTCCGACGGCCCTCTACGCCCGGGGGAAGCTGTGCGTGGTGGAGGGGGACAAGCTCCTCTATGACGGCAAGGAGGTGGGCAAGGTCTCCCCGGGGGAGAAGCAGTTTGCCACCATCAACACCAAGATCGTCCTGTTTCCCGACAGGGTGTACTATGACACCCTGACGGGGGCGATGCACCCCCTGGGAGGTTGGTACTCCATCCACCCGGGGGACCTGAGCTTCACCAGCGATAGCCTGAGTGTGCCGGAACAGAGCTACTTTGATGAGATCGCCCAGGAGGGCGCGCTGATGGAGGGGGTGGAGGACGCCCAGACCATCCCCACCTTTACCGCTGCCAGCGTCAACCGGAAGACGGGGGTGCTGACGTTGACGCCGGGGGAGGAAAAATACCCCCAGGACCTGGAGCCGGGGGACATCATCCAACAGGGCTTTGATGAGGCCCGGGAGTATTTGATCGTGGAGAAGGCTCAGGAGCAGGATGACGGAAGCTACCAGATCCGGGGGATGCTTCGCCAGGTGTCCCTATGTGAATACCCCGGCTTTGACGAGCAGTTCAAGGTGGGGGACGCGGTGACTCTCTCAGGCTGTGACAGCTGCGAAGGCAACAACGGAAGCCATATCATCCGGGGCATGGATGGCCGAACCCTGAGCTTTGATAAGGACATCTTCCAGGCCACGGGGGTGGAGACGGCCCAGGTGAGCCTGGAGCGAAAGGTGCCCGAGCTGACGTGCATCTGCGAGTGTGACAACCGCATCTGGGGGGCTGAAGGCAGCACCATCTACGCCAGCGCCCTGGGTGACCCTACCAACTTCTTTGTCTATGAGGGCCTGTCCACCGACAGCTACGCCGCGACGGTGGGGACGCAGGGGGAGTTTACCGCCTGCTGCGCCTACTCCTCCACGGTGCTGTTTTGGAAAGAGGACTGCGTCCACAAGATTCTTGGAAGCTACCCGGCCCAATATGAGATTTACACCTACCAGGTGCCGGGGGTGCAGAAGGGGGCGGAAAAGAGCCTTTGCATCCTCAACGAGACCCTCTTTTACAAGGGCAGGGCCGGGGTGTACGCCTACGCCGGGGGAAGTCCGGAACTGCTGACTGAGTGCTTTGGCACCAGGCGCTTTTCCGGCGGGGCCGCCGGTACGGATGGGGAGCGCTACTACATTTCCATGCAGACAGAGCAGGGGGACTGGAAGCTCTATGTGCTGGATGTGGCCCGGGGGATCTGGCTGCGGGAGGACGACACCCACGCGGTGGACTGGGCCTACTTGGATGGGGCGCTCTACTACCTGGATGGTTCAACCGGCAAGGTGGTGAGCACCGGCCAGGACAGGGAGGAAGAGGGGAAGGCCGAATGGCGGGCCACTTTTTGCCCCTTCCACGAGACGGTCCATGGCCGAAAGGGATACTCCCGGCTCTATCTGCGTGTGGAGCTGGAGACGGGGGCCTGGATCAAGGCGGAGGTGAGCGCCGACGGCGCGCCTTTCCGCCAGGTGTACCTGGGCCACGACGATCACGCCAAGACAGTGCAGATCCCCATTCTGTCCACCCGGTGCGACAGCTTCCGGGTGCGGCTGTCCGGCAGGGGGGAGTGCGTGCTGAAAAGCTTCGTGCGAGAGTTCTCCATCGGGAGTGAGTATTGACAGGAGGGATAGACCGTGGCGACCATTCTTCCCGGTTCACCGCCGGGGTTTGAGAAGGACAAGGTCCCGGGGACGGTGAAGGCGATCTGTGCCTACCTGCGGACGTTCCACGACAACGTGGACTTTCAGCTGTGCCAGCTGCGCAAGGGGATGGACGAGAGCGGAAAGAGACTGGAGGCTGTGCAGGCCCAGGGGGACAGGATCAAGCAGCTGGAAAAGCGCCTGGAGGCGCTGGAACAAAGAAATTGACAGGGGAGGCGGGAAGAGATGGACTTCAAAGACAAGGAGAAACAGGGATACACCCCCAAGGGCACCTATTTGGACGCGGGCCTCTCCGATGGGGACAAGGCGGCCGTTGGCGAGCTGAGCAAACAGTGGAGCGATGCCTACGCCAAGGGGGACCAGGCGGGGATGGACGCGGCCCACCAGGCGGCGGAGGCCATCCGGGCCGGATACGGCTACTCCGGCGGCGGGGACGGAAGCGAGTATATTGCAAAGGACAGCGGCGGCACAGTCAGCGGCGGCGGCACGGTGGGTTCCTGGGGCGGGGGGAAGTTTTCTTATTCCGACAAGCCCAGCTATGCCAACCGATACCAGGGGAAGATCGACGAGTTGACGGCCCAGATCCTGGGCCGGGCCGCCTTTGAATATGACCCGGAAAAGGACCCCACCTACCAGCAGTACAAGGAGAGCTACACCAAAAACGGCCAGCGGGCCATGCAGGACACCCTGGGGCAGGTGTCCGCCAGGACGGGGGGACTGGCCAGCTCCTACGCCGGGTCAGCGGCCCAACAGACCTATGACGGGTACATGAGCGCCTTGGCCGACAAGATCCCCGAGCTAAAGCAGCTGGCCTATGAGATGTATCTGGATGAGCTGAACGGGAAGCGGGCGGACCTGTCCATGCTCATGGGGCTGGATGACAGCGCCTACAACAAGTTCCTCACGGACCTGGGACAGTACAATACGGACCGCAGCTTTGACTATGGGATGTACCAGAATGAGGTGGGTGATTCCCGCTACAAAACGGAGTGGGCCTATCAACTGAGCCAGGATCAGTTAAACAACAAGCGCTATGAGGAGGAACGGGACTATGAGCAGGCCATGGCCAAGGCCCAGATCCTGGCGGCGGGGGGCGACTTTTCCGGGTACAAGGCCCTGGGGTACACGGACGCCGAGATTGCAGGATTGAAGAGCGCCTATGACCGGGAGCAGGCGGCGGTCCGGACTGGAGGCAGTTCCGGCAGAAGCTCCAGCGGCAGTCGGACGGGGTCCGGCGGGTCTTCCCCCCAGACGGGGAATAAATGGGCTGCTGTGGAGGATTGGGTGAGCCGCTATGGTGGCGACGCGGCGGAGGACTATATCAAAGAGAACTACAAGACCCTGGGCTATTCCAGCCAGAGCGCCGCTCTGTCCGGGTGGAGAAATCACCTGCTGGAAATGGGGTCGGGGAAGGGGGACGGTGATGCCCAAATCAGCAATCGACACGGAGATAGCTGGCTCTATATTCCCGGCCATGGGCGCTTTACTTATGGCGAAGTGGAAAACTACGTCAATAGCGGAAAGATCATCGAAACCTATGATGAAGAGACAAACACCTACACGTATCAATGGAATGACGGCAAGAAGTAAGGAGGCAGTCTCATGGCGAATGCAAGCGATTTTTTGAAGAGACGGGCAGCGCAGCGGGAGCAGACCCAATCCACCCAGAACAGCGGCGCGCCCTCTCTTATTGCAAATAATGGAGGCACTGCCCCGCGGGCGAGCACTTTCTTGCAGAATAGGGCTGCGCAGCGCCGGGCCGTCATTGACCAGCGGTATGGAAAAGATGCTTATGGTGGCAGCGGATACAAAGCGAGACAGGAATCTGTTACCCCGGCGCAAACTGGGAAGAAGGTAGGGACTGCCCAGGCCGGGGGGAGCGTGCCCAAGGAGAAGAGCAGCCCTGGGTGGAGCAACACCAAGAAGGGCGACAAAGCCGCCAGCGGGGGAGACAATCTGACCCGGAAGCTGGGGACGGCTGGGGCCGGGGAGAGGACAAAGAAACCGGAGTCCTTTACCCCCAAGGGAAAGACAGGCACTACGCCGACGGGGCGGGAGCGCCAGGCGGTGGTGAACGTCGAAGGGATGGAGCGGCAGCGGGAGATCGACAGCCTGCTCCAGCAGGCTCAGGAGAGCCGGGCCCCCGCCCAGAAGCCGGAGGAAAAACAGGCCACCGGCGGATATCGGGTGGAGCTGGAGAGGCCGGTTTCTCCCCAGACTGCCGGGCAGGAGCTGGAAGAGTGGGAGGATGTCGACACCGCAGAGAACACCCTGGAGCAGTGGGGCCAGGAGCTGGAGGGGCTGGAACGGGAAATCAAGCTCAGGGAGAAAAAGACGGGGGCGCTGAACCAGGAGCTGCTAGGGCAGTACCAGGCGCTTGTGGAACGCTACCAGAGAGGCTATGGGGCATATCTGGGTATGCTCTCTCCGCAGGAGCTGGAAAGGGCCAAGCGGTACGCCAATTATGCGGCCATCCCTCAGGCGGTGGATTTTGAGGAGAAGAGTGCCTATCAGTCCACCCGGAACGGAAAGAAGGTTAAGCGCAACGCCCTTTCCGGTGTCTATACCGAGACCGGCTTTGACGATATTCTCTATGACTATATCAATGGAGACAAAGAGGCCAGAGAACGGCAGGCGGCTATTGACGTGGGTGCAGGCGGCTATGGCAGCCTCTATACCGACACACACTCGGGCTGGGACAATCTTCCCGAAGAAGTAGTTAAGACCTTTAACTACATTTACGCCACGGAAGGGAAGGAGGCCGCCTATGACTACATAAAGGCGGCAGCGGATCAGGGCATCACCGGGATCAACTCCCTGGCATTGAACTTTGCCAACGCAATGGGTGTTTTCTCCATGTCCGCCCTTGCAGAGAAGGGACTGAACGCATTTTCTGGGAAAGCAGATGCTCCCAGTGCTTTTTATGAGGACCTCCAGCGAGACCTTATAAGGGCGCAGGAGCAGAATCCCGTGGCCTCCACTGTTGGCAGCGTGAGCGGAACGCTGGCGCTCATGGGTTCTATTGCCACGGGTGTAGGGGCTATTCCCGGGTTTGCCTCCATGACCCCGATCGCCCAGAGTGTGGTATCCGGGGCCGCCAGCATGGGCGGGACTACGGCCATTCAGAACGCAGGGTACGCGGTTACTGGAATGGAGAGCCTGGGCGACTATGGGCTTGATATTCTCACCAGTACAGGGGCAGGTGCTGCCAGCGGTTTGGCCGCCGGTGGGATCGGGGCCGCGAGCAGAACCGTTCTTCAAAGGCTGGGCCTTACCCAAAATATGCTTGCCCGGACTGTGGCGGCAGGGTTTACCGGAGCGGGAGGTGCAGCGGCCCGAGCCGGTGTGCGGCAGGGTTCGGACATGCTGCGGGGCCGGGGCGAGTTTGACAGCGGGGCGCTTTTGGAGGAGGCCCTGGTAGGCTTTGCCTTCTCCGCTATCGGTTTTCTGACCCGGAATTTTACCGCTTCCCCCCAATCCGCAGCGGCGCAGGATGAGGGAGAGGCCCTTGCCAAAAAATACTTTAAGGGCATGACCCAGGAGGAGGCCAAGGCGGAATACCGGCGGCTGGCTCGTATATACCACCCGGACCTCTACATGAACGACACCGAAGAGGCCAAAGCTGCGGCGGAGGCCATTATGAAGGAGATCAACGCGGCGTGGGGCTGGCTGAATAAAACAAGCGGGGCGCAGTTCTACCAGGATATGCAGACGGCCAAGTATAGCGAAGACGCAGCGAGCTATCAAAATGCAAAGAGGGGCTTTGACAGCAGTGTGGCCGAGATCACGGCTCTGGCGGCGGGCGGAGCCTTCCCCGGACAGGAGGCCCAGGACGCAGTTTCCATCCTGGAGGCCGTGAGCAAGGGTGGGGCC